CTGAGAACAATGGAATACTTGATCTTAAGTTTCCGGTTGAGTGGACAAAATATTCTAATGCGCTATTAGTAACTTCCAATAATGAACTTAAAGTTCTTAAGACAAAAGTCTATCAGATAATTAATCTGTAACATATTTATATAAAATATTTGGTACTTTAGATAAAGTATCTTATATTTAGGTTATGTTAGTCGTTGAAGATGTAGATTTGACATTCTAGACAATCATTTTTACATTAACAATTGCTAATTATCAATTATTCATTAACAATTAAAAAAACAAAGTATGGCAATCAATTTAGATGCAATCAAGCAAAAGCTCAATTCGTTACAAAACGTAACAAGTAAACAAAACAATTTATGGAAGCCAGAGCCTGGCACTCAAGTAGTAAGGATAGTTCCTTATCAACATAACCGAGAAAATCCATTTATCGAACTTTATTTTCATTACAATTTCGGTGGTAAATCTATTTTATCTCCAATGTCTTTTGGTCGTCCTGACCCTATTGTAGAGTTCGCTGAAAAATTAAAATCAACTGGTAATTCTGACGATTGGAAAGCTGGTAAGAAGTTAGAACCAACAATGCGTTGTTATGTTCCTATTATCGTTCGTGGTAAAGAGTCTGAAGGAATTAAATTTTGGGGCTTTGGTAAACAAGTTTATCAAGAACTCCTAGGATTTATTGCTGATCCTGACTACGGTGATATTTCAGATCCTGTATCTGGACGTGATATCGCAGTTGAATTCAAAGCTGCTGACCAAACCGGTAAATCGTATCCAGAGACTTCAATTCGTGTAAAACCGAATCAAACTCCTGTGACTGACAACAAATCTATTTTAGAAAAGTTAGCTGTACAACCAAAAGTAACTGACATCTTCAAAGAACACTCTTACGAAGAAATGACCAAATTGTTACATAATTGGTTAAACCCAGAAGCTGCAGAAGAAACTACAACTGCCGCTCCTGCTAAAGCTACTAGCTCTAATAAGTCAAACATTGAAGAGTCAGCTCCAGTAGCAAAAGTTGATGACGTTGCTTCGGCATTCGATTCTCTATTTAATAAGTAACATTTAATGTAACCAGAAGGTTACGACAGGATAACTATGGCAAAAAGTAAAGCAACAGTAGAAGAAGGGCAAGTGCAAGATGATTTAGCTTCAGTCTTAGCCGATAATCTTAATAAGAAGTTTAAGTCGTCTAATTATAAGGTGGCTTACTTCTTAGAAGGAGACTCGGAAGCTCCTAACGATGTATCAGAATGGATTTCGACAGGTTCCACTATGTTAGATTTGGCAATTTCAAATCGACCTCATGGTGGACTTCCTGTAGGAAGGATCATTGAGATTACAGGATTAGAAGCCTCAGGCAAATCATTACTAGCAGCGCACGCTCTAGCTGACACCCAAAGAAAGGGTGGATTGGCTGTATACATCGATACCGAAAATGCAGTGTCAAGAGAATTTCTTGAAGCTATCGGAGTAAATTTAAAGGATATGTTATATGTCCCTTTAGAAACGATAGAAGATATTTTTGACGCTATGGACAGTATCGTTGAGTCTGTTAGGAAAAATTCACGATCTAGAATTGTTACGATAGTAGTAGATTCAGTTGCAGGAGCGTCTACCAAGACAGAAATGGCAGCTGATTATGATAAAGATGGTTGGGCAACTTCAAAAGCAATTATCTTATCAAAGGCAATGCGTAAAATTACTAACTTTGTTGGTAGAGAACGCATTTGTTTAATTTTTACAAATCAGTTACGTACTAGGTTAGGGGTTTCGTTTGGAGACCAATGGACAACTTCCGGTGGTAAGGCAATTGCTTTTCACTCTTCAGTTCGTTTACGTCTCAAGTCAATAGGACAAATTAAAATTGCAAAGTCTGCAGATCAACCAGAAGCGATAGTTGGTATTACAACTCGAGCTCAGGTAGTTAAAAATCGTATGGGCCCGCCTTTACGATCTGTTGATTATGACATTTATTTTGACTCTGGTATTGACGACTACGGTAGTTGGTTAACAATGTTGAAGAATTATAATTTAGTTACTCAAGCTGGTGCATGGTATACATATACCAATACAGATACCGGAGAAGTAGTTAAGTTTCAATCTAAAGACTTCAAATCAAAGTTAATTGACGATCCGGAAATGAAAGAGCAAGTTTATAAAACAATTTGCGAAAAGTACATTCTTAATTACAAAGCCGGAGAAGATTTTGGTATCGACGATATAAAAGTTGAAGCTGAATTTGAAGGCGAAGAATCGTAAAACAAAATGAAAGGTTACGCAGAATTATTAAGACAAATTCGCGAAGACCACGAAAAGCAGAATTCAGGCTTAGAGAAAGACAGTAAAGTGTTAATTATCGACGGCCTGAATTCTTTTATTCGTGTATTCAGCGCAGTGCCACTCGTAAATGACGATGGCGAACATATTGGTGGCTATATAGGGTTTATGCGATCCATAGCTGCTGTTATAAGACAATTTAAACCAACTCGATGCATTATTGTATTTGACGGCAAAGGAGGTTCAGCTAGAAGAAAGAAAATGCACTCTGGCTATAAAGAAGGACGCTCTATGTCGACTAGATTCAATCGCAGAGAAGATGTTGGTGAGCAAACTCTAGAAGAAGAATTAGAGTCAATGCGAACACAAATGGGTAAATTGTCAGAGTATTTACAATGCTTACCAATGACGTTAGTTTCAATTGACAATATTGAAGCTGACGATTCAATCGCATATTTAACTACAGAAGTATTTCGGCCTAAAGGATCTGAAGTTATCATTATGTCCGACGATAAGGACTTTTTACAGTTAGTAAATGATAAAACTTCAGTATGGCGTCCTGTAGAAAAGAAATTTTACACCCCTAAAGAAGTTTTAACTAGATTTGGCATTCCTTCGCATAATTTTATACATTATAAAGTATTTATGGGAGACGGATCAGACAATATTAAAGGTATTAACGGAATTGGAATAAAGACATTACAGTCGAAGTTTCCGCTTTTGTTAGAAGACGCTACTGCCAGTATCGAAGATGTTTTAGACTATTGTACTGCTAATAAAGATGTGCATAAAGTATATAAAACAGTATTGGAAAGTGAAAGCACAATAAGATTGAATTGGAAATTAATGTCATTAGAAAACTTAGATATAGCTTCTAATTTTAAACTAATGATGATTGATATGGCTAATCAACCAATACCTAAATTGGACTCGTATAATTTTAAAAAGTTGTTTATGCGTGATAAAGCGTATACAGCAATTCCAAATGTAGATTCATGGTTATCAACTAGTTTCAATCAATTAGCGGCGTACAGTCAAAGATAATTTTGTTTATTAAAAAGATTAATTTATATTTAACGTATGTCAGACAAATTAAGTAATTACGGACACGGATTTCAGATTAAGACAATTTCGTCCCTGCTAAGCGATAAAGCATTTTTACAGCAGGTATCGGATATTCTTCTTCCAGAGTTTTTCGAGTCTGAAGCAAATCAATGGATAGTACAGACAATCGTTAAGTATTTTCATGAATATAAAACAGCCCCGACTTTAGATGTATTTAAAATTAAAATACAAGAAGTTGATCGCGAAGTTGTTAAGTCCTCAATAGTAGAAACGTTAAAAGAAGTTTATAGATTTTTAGAATCTGAAGATTTAGATTTTGTTAAAGAAGAAGCGTTAGGGTTTTGTAAAAATCAATGTATTAAGCGAGCAATATTAGAGTCAGTTGAGTATCTAAAGAAAGGTCAGTATGATTCAATTAAAGCTTCAATTGACTTAGCAATGAAAGCTGGTGCTGATAAAGAAGTTGGTCACGAATATAACGAGTCAGTACAAGATCGTTATAAAGACAATATTCGTTCCACTATTACAACTCCATGGCCAGTTATTAATGATTTAGCAGACGGAGGGTTTGGTAAAGGTGAGCTTGTAGTGTTTGTAGCTCCGGCAGGTATTGGTAAGTCTTGGGGTCTTATTAACGTAGGAGCTCATGCAGTTAAGCAAGGATTAAATGTAGTTCATTATACTTTAGAATTAAATGAAGGGTATGTAGGGCAGCGTTATGATGCTGTATTAACGGGTATTGCTAATCAAAATTTAAAGTATAATATAGATGAAGTTGAAAACACTATATCCAAACTCAAAGGTAATTTAGTTATTAAATATTATCCAACTAAAACAGCTTCGTGCTCGACAATAAGAGCTCATATTGAAAAAATGATTTTAATAGGAAAGAAGCCGGATTTAGTTATTGTCGATTATGCTGACTTATTAAGAGGCGCTGTATCTAGAAAAGAAATGCGTCATGAATTAGAATCTATATATGAAGATTTACGTGGTGTGGCAGGTGAATATGCAGTTCCATTATTTACAGCTTCGCAAGCTAATAGAAGTGCATTAGAGCAAGACGTTATTGAAGCAGATAAAATTTCTGAGTCGTATGCAAAAGTTATGATTGCTGACTTTGTGTTATCTTTATCAAGAAAGGTAACAGATAAAATAGCAGGTACAGGTAGATGGCATATCATTAAGAATCGTTTTGGCCCTGACGGTATAACACTTCCTTCGAAAATGAATATGTCTAATGGTCAGATTCATATCTATGAAGAGACCTCTGTTCAAGGTAAAGAAACGAAAAATGATATGCAAAATGGCGAGTCGTTATTGCGTAAAAGTTTATTACAAAAATATAAAGAAGTCCAGGGAGATTCACTCGGATAACGAATATTTATTAGCCCCAGGGGAGATGTCAAACAATAAAAAATTAATCAACAATGGAATTATCAAACGAGATACTGTCTGATGTGACGGTATATATGAAGTACGCGCGATTCTTAGCGGATAAACAGAGAAGGGAAACTTGGGAAGAGTTAGTAACTCGAAACAAGGAGATGCATATTAAAAAGTATCCTCATTTAAAAGATGAAATTGAAGAGACGTATAAATTTGTATACGACAAAAAAATTCTACCTTCAATGCGTAGTTTACAATTCGGTGGTAAGCCAATTGAAATTTCTCCTAATAGAATTTACAATTGTGCCTATTTACCTATAGATGATTGGAGAGCGTTTGGTGAAGTAATGTTTTTATTGTTAGGCGGAACCGGTGTTGGATATTCAGTTCAAAAACATCACGTAGATTCATTACCTGAAATTCGTAAACCTAACGCTGCAAAAAATAGAAGGTATTTAATTGGAGATTCAATTGAAGGATGGGCTGATGCAGTTAAAATGTTAATGAAGTCTTATTTTGAAGGAGGTTCAACATTGCAATTTGACTTTTCAGACATTCGTCAAAAAGGAGCTATGTTAGTTACTTCAGGTGGTAAAGCTCCAGGTCCTCAGCCTTTAAAAGAGTGTTTGATAAAAGTTCAGGGTATTTTAGATACTAAACAAGATAATGAAAAGTTATCTCCTATTGAAGTGCATGATATTGTTTGTCATATAGCAGATGCTGTATTAGCAGGTGGTATTCGCCGTGCAGCTTTGATTTCTTTATTTAGTGCAGACGACGAGGACATGATTGCCTGTAAATCAGGAGCTTGGTGGGAACTCAATCCACAACGTGGTCGTGCTAATAACTCTGCTGTGCTTTTAAGAAATAAAGTAACCAAAGAGTTTTTCTTAAATTTATGGAAAAAGATAGAAGCTTCTGGAGCCGGTGAGCCTGGTATCTATTTATCTAATGATAAAGATTGGGGAACTAATCCATGTTGTGAAATTGCACTTCGTCCATTTCAGTTTTGTAATCTTTGTGAAGTAAATGTATCAGATGTTACTTCTCAAGAAGATTTAAATACTCGAGTTAAGGCAGCTGCATTTATTGGAACACTTCAAGCAGGATATACTAATTTTCATTATTTACGTCCAGTATGGCAACGCACTACAGAGAAAGACGCTTTAATTGGAGTAGGTATGACAGGTATTGGATCTGGAGCTGCTCAAAAATATGATTTAAAACAAGCTGCTGATCTAGTAAAAGAAACTAATGCT